GCACCTTTAACTTGTTTTGTGTAAGCCATACCACGAGCTAATGCTTTAGTATAACGAGCAGACAATGTGTCATACAAGTTATCTTCTACAGCTTCTTCAGTTAAGCTGAAGCCAAGAGCAATAGTTTCATGTGTGTAGCGAGCAGTCCAAGCTTCTTGTGCATTGTCATAAGCGATGGCATTACCCTCGTTTTTAACAGGTGCAGCCGCGAAGCCAGACAACTTTGTTTCTTCTTCGAAAGAACGTTCTGAAGTCTCTGTTTCGTAGACCTCTTTATGCTCTTCACCATAACGTTTATATTCTAAACCGAACAAAGCGTTCAAGCCCGGTAATAGTTCTTTTAAAAGCTGTGCGCGTGAAATTGCCATGATTTATTCTCCTATGCTACGCCGAGCGGGTTAAGGTATGAGTGCGCTACTGGATTGAACTTAACTAGCACATCAGTAAAAGCATCGCCGACTTGAGAAGTAGGACCATTAACAAAGTCTACAATACGGAACGCTACACCATCTGTTGCTACTGGTGTTGCACTTACTGCCGTATTTGAGTTACCGTTCTGTGTAGAGCCGGTAGTTGTAGATTGCACTGCTGCTAAAGGAATATTCATACCCAATGCAGTTTGTGCTAATGAACCAGCACTTTGAACTTGGAACACTGCGTTAGGGTCATCCACAACGTATGCCATAGCATCAGATGCCACAGTGCCAGTAGGCCAAAATTGTGAATTAAGTTTGTATTTCAAAGTTGGGTCTGTGTAAGTACAACCAACAAATACACCAATAGTACCAGCGATGAAAGGGTCTGCTGCTGTACCTTCATCTAATACTAAGTTAATAGTGCCATCTGTATGAATACGAACTACTTGACCATTGAACAAGTTACTTGCGTAACCTGAAGCGATTTTAATCTGACGAGTGCTTCCCGCGAACGGTAGACCACCAATCAAGTTTACGGCTTTAAAACCGTAGGGTGCGGCGACAGTTGCCATAATTATTTCTCCTATTTAGTTCCTTTACCGAACGAGGTTGTCGTGCGTTTATCTTTAAATAAAGGCATACGAGCATCGTTCTCTTTCATGAAGCTGTTGTCTACCGCGTCAGTTTGAGCCTGAGTTTGCTTATTGTAATAAGCAGCGCGTTGTTCAACGAACTCCTCCGGTGTCTTGCATAGCAATAGTCCGCCCACTTCTACTGAATCTTTGTAGCGTGAGTCCGGGTTTGCTAATAATTGCATTTCTGGATGGTCTGCCAATTTAACGGGTTCCCAACCTTCTCGCATCTTAGAGGATACATTCATGGCATCTGCTTGACCTGCCATACTGGTACGAACCCAACGATATGCCCAGCCCGGTTGCTTAATGAAATCTGGCAATAATCCTGCCGGTGCCCATTGCTCCGCTCTCTGAAATGACTCACGAGTTCCTACTTCACGGTTCTGTCTAGTATCAACCATTTTTATTCTCCAATTTAATTGTCTCACGTGCATATTGTTCAGGCGTTAATCCAAACTTCTTAGCCAAGGCTAATTGGGTTTTGGACAAATGTACTTTTTTTGGCGCGGTACTACGCGATGCCGAAGCTACAACGTTCGACGGTCTAGTGCGTTGGGCGGGTACATCATCGTCCAGCGAGTCATCCTCAAAATTCTCAGGAAAACGTTTGCGCATCGTATTATCAATACGAGTGTAATATTCATCAGAGGTTGGGTTAATCCCACTTCTAACTAGCTTTTCATGCAACCCCAAAGCTAAACTAGTCATTTCCTCATCTTGTCCGAACCAGCTATTTTTGTCCTGCCAAGACAGGGCTTTTAAGTCTGGTTTTGGTACTTGGGGTCGTTCAGGTTGTATATTTACATGATTATTATCGGCTTGTAAAGTGTTATTGTGTTGCAGCTGATAATTATTTGTTTGAGTCAGTTTATACTGCGCTTCATTCATGCGTTGTTGCGCTTCTATAATCTTGTCTGTGTCGCCTGCATCATAGGCTTCACGGTAATCACGCTTAGCTATAGACATCTCACTTTCGGCGGATTTCTTAGATACTTCGATAAATTCTTTTTCACCAGAGTTTAGCGTAGATTTAAGACGTTTATTCTCTTCCACAATTGCTTGTGCAAATTTAACTGCCTCATCTTTCTCTCTAGCAGCGGCTTCTTTATCACGGCGTTCGTCGTGGTAAACTTTAGTAAGCTGTGCCATACGCTTTTTAACTGTATCTGAATACTCAGATAGGTCATCTTTTTCTAGCTCTTCAACCATTTCTTTAGGAAGTGGTTTACGGTCACGGTCCTTTGCAGGGGTGTCATCAATGATATCAATTTCGATATCTATCTCATCAGGAGTGGCTTTTACATCACTCTTACCGACAATATGGACTTCTTTTTCGTCGGGAAACTCAAAATCTTCAGTATCTAGTGCCATTTTACTTCTCCTTATGCGCGGCTATAGCCACGTGGGTCGTCAACAACACCTTCAACAGTGTCATCATTAATAATGCGGAACTCTCTTCCGTGGATTTTGAAGCGTGTACCTGCGTAAGCACGTGTTAGAACGAAGTCACCTTCTTTACACCACGGACCTGTAGGAAACTTACCTTCATCTAAATAGCATAGGTCACCTACTTTAAGTACAAAGAGTACTACTGTGCCGTTCTCTTCAATACGTTTAGTAAGACTATCTTTGATGATGCCACTTTCATACTTTTCATCAGCTTCTGGGACTGCACATAGAATGCGATATCCTTTTGGCTGTGGTAGCTGCGTAACTACTTGTTCGGGTTCTTTGGGCTGGTTTAGCACCGCCGATAAATCTACTGCTTGCGCCAGATTTACTTTACTCATCTTCTATCTCCATGTTTTTTGCGAGGTCTTGTATTAGTGACTGTGCGATAAGTAGACCCCGAACCGTACCTACAGTATTTTGATATTGCGCGAAATCTTTAGCGGCACCATCTGCTAAAGCCTCGATTTTTAATTTGCGTTGGTCTTCTAGTTGGTTCCATAAAATCCCTAACGTGCCTTCAATCATTTTTATGCTCCTTCAGTTGGTTTCGGCGGTGCTTCCGCTTTAGCTTGCATTAGTTCAGTAATACTAAGCGCGTGCTGTTTAGCGGCTACATCTTTCTGATGTCCTAGCTGGTCACCTTGATGTCCTAACTGCTTAGTCTGATGTGCGTTCTGAGTGTGAGTTTTAGCTAAATCTACACCTAACTTAACCCCCTCTAGTTGCTGTGAAGCTTCAAGTTTAGCTTTCTCTGAAGAACCTTTAAGCCCAATCTGAGCACCAGCTTTGCGTTCGTCAGACTGTATACGTAGCATGTCGACTTGTATCTTAGCCTTATCTATCTCGATATCCGCTTTAGCTTTTTCTGCCTTAATTTGGATTTCTTGCCCTTTAAGTTGTAGCTCTTGTTGCTGCATTTGAACCATTGGGTCTTGAGCTTGTTGTTGCGCTTGCTGTTGTTGCTGTTCAGCTTGGTTCTTACCTAGTAATTGCTGCGCTGCTTGTGCAATTAGTTTAGATAATTGTGCTTCTACTACTGGGTCCAATTTCTCTTCTGGGCTTGGTAATGAAGTACCTAACTGTTCTTCGATTTGTTGACGATACGCGAATGCCAAATGCTCGTTAATATGAGCCATATATGCAGCTTGTATGGTCTGTGCTTGTGGATTTTGCCCAATAAGTGCTGCTAGTTTAGGGTCTCGCATAGCACTCATATGTACTTGGATATGTGCTTCATGGTCTTGGGAGATAAACGCTTTAGCAGCTTTACCATTAATTAAGCTCATGTTTTCAGTTACTGGGTCTCTTGGAGTCTCGTTATCTGCTGCTGGGATGAGTTTGCCGATATTCTTGACGCCTAATACCTCTAACATCTGTTTATTAAGCTCAACCATGTCATATATTTGTGGATTCCCTTGCGCCATTTGCATTACAGCTTGGTATTGAACCACTTTCTGGCTCATTGTAGCTGCATTAGGGTCTGATACAGGTATAACCTCAACCATATCATAGTCAGCTTGCTTAGCTTTACGGTCACCTTCTTCTGGCTCATAGCTATACTCTTCTGGCGTATAGTCACGAATAATGCCTGCCAATAGCTTGAACTCTTGCTTCATTGCGTAATGGATACGTGCTTGAACTGCGCTCATTACTTTCAATGTGCGCTCTAAGATAGCGAGTGTTGTGCCTACCGGAGAGTTAGCGGACATATCTGATACTTGTAAGTCAGCTGCGTTAGCAAACGCTTTACCTTCTTCCACGATACCTTGCATCAATATCATTAAAACTTGGCTTGGTTCTTTATATGGAAGTGGTAGAATATTGTCACGGATAGTGCCACTAGGGACATCTACATCACGGAACTCTGCGGGAGCGATTGGTGTGTCATCGCCTTTGATACGAAGACCACGTGTCTTGAAGCCACCCGGAAGGTTAGATAGTGTACCTGCATCGACCAACTGGCGTAGTAGCATCGTACTAGACTTAGATGATGCCCCAATTAGGTGGATTAGCCCGAAGCAGTAGAATCCAAAGCCCGGAATATAGCCATAATGTACGAAGTGCTGGCGTTTCTGTTTGGTTTTGTCATCAGGGTTCCAGTTACGGCGTACTGCTAATACTTCCCTTGTGCCTTTCTCAATGGTAACTACATATGGAAGGGCAATGCCTGTAGGGTCACCATGCTTATCTACATCTTCAAACCCCGGTAAGTCAACGTCCACATGCATCTCAAGTACTCTGAACCTATCATCCATCGTAGCGTTGAAGCCCATCTTTTCAGCAATCTTCTTCTCTACTTCTTCAATAGAGTGTGATGGCTCACCTAAATCAATGTCACGGTAGAACCCAGCTACTTGTAGCTTACGTAGCTCGTTCTCTGTCTTACGCATTATGTGCGTAACACGTGGCGATGTTTGTAATGATGAAACTCCAAACGGCACAACAATATCTTCTGCTGGTACGTAGACTGCTACTTGACGTTCCAGTGATGGGTCGTAGTAAACCTTTTTAAACGCGTTACCACTTAAACCTAGACCCCACAACATGCGTTCATGTTCAGGGCGATACTCTGGCATAGCCTCAGTTAGCTGGTAGTTCATGTCATCTTTCACACGAACTGACGCTTCTGCTTTCTCTGGGGTTTCTTTACCTATGATTAGTGTCTTGACTGGACCAGCTGCTGGGAACGTCTCCATCATGGTCTCGGCTTGGAACTTAACTACTGCTTCCGCTAGCATAGGATGGAACACACTACATGCTCCGGGCCAAGGTTCTGTGCGGTCTTCTATCTTCATACCAAGTAATTCAATACCATCTACATATGTATCAAGCCATTCTTTACGTGCAGCCTCATCATCTTCGTAGGCACCTACTAAGTCACCTGATAACTCCGATAGCTCACCCTCATCCATGAACTCAGCTAAGTTAGCATCAAAGTCATCTGCACTTTCTTCATCGGGGCTTAGTACAATTGTTAGACCGTCGGCATTAATCTCAACACCTTCTGGGTCATCAATCGTAATCTCTAAATCAGGTTGCTCTTGGGCTAGTGCATCTATGCCTTGAGGAGCGGCGTATACGCTCTTGTCTACATTGTTTGCCATCATATATCCTTAATTATATTTGGTAGAACTTTGACTGCCGTGTACGTCGGTAAGAATCAACCTCTTCTTCGTAGTCCGTATCTAATTGTAAGAACCCGCCTTTGCGGAACCGTATTATTGCAGCAGACATCGAGTCCACCAAGTCATCGTGTTCCCCAGAAGGGAACGAAGCCACTTCTTCAACCAACTCTTCTGCCCACCGTGTCTGTGGAACCCATACTCGCCCAGAGGCGAAAATATCGGATATAGAGTTCAATCTTGATATCTTATCGTTACCTTTACTAGGTGTAAAGTCCTGTACTGGAATACCCATTGCTCTAAGCTCAAATACGAGCGGAGCACCTGATGCTTTAGCCTCAATAATGAGTGAGTCCGGCTCCCAGTCCTTATACTGCTCCATTGCCTGTTTTTTAAGCTCCGGAAACTCCATCCGCTTCTTAATCGCATTAAGTAAGATGATATTAGCCTGCGGTCTACCCGTATCATCGTCCTTATAGAACACTCCCCACGTAGTACACGCACTATAGTCGGCTCGTTGTGACTTAAGAAACGCCGTATCCCACGATTGAATGACAAATTCGCACGCTGGAGGGTCTTCTTTCTCCCACTGCTTCCACCACTCACGTTTAATAATCGCAGAAACCTCAGATGTGGGGTCCTGCATGTACTGCGCCATCCATTTAGCATGTGGAAGTTCCGCTTTTAGGGCTTCTAACTCAGTTATAGACCAAAATTCTGGCCAAAGTGAGCGTCCACTAGGCAAAATAGCAGGAAACTCAATCAATTCCCACTCTTCCCCACTTCTTTGTAGTGCAGACTTAATAACTTGCCCTGTTAAGTCCTTCTTACTCCACCGTGTCATCACAATTACGATGGCACCACCCGGTTGTAGCCGTTGCCGTGGTCCAGATGTGTACCACTCATACGTCTTATCGTAGATTTCTGGGTTGGTTTCGCTTAATGCTGCCTCTTGTTCACTGTGTGGGTCATCAATAATGAGTATGTCCGCACCTTTACCCGTAACTGCGCCTCCAATACCAATCGCAAAATAGTCTCCGCCCTTGTTGGTGTTCCATCGTCCAGCAGCTTTCGAGTCAGTTTGTAGCCCCAGCTCTGGGAACACAGCGTTATAGGCTTCCGAGTCCACCAAATTTCGGACTTTGCGACCAAAACCAACGGCAAGCTCAGCGGTATGTGAAGTTTGGATAACCTTCTTCGATGGAAATTTACCCAGAAACCAAGCGGGTAATAAATAGGAAGCAAACTCCGACTTAGTATGGCGTGGAGGCATATTAATAATAAGCCTTTTACATGTCCCATCAGCAACCCTCTCAAATGCACGAGCCATCCGCTTGTGATGCGCTCCGTTAATGAAGCCGGGCCACATCCTCAACACAAACTTAAGGAAGTCCGACTTACAATCTTCTATTTCTTTAGTCTTCTCATAGTGCTCAAGCTTTCGGAGCAGGTCTAACTTCTCTGGTTCCGGCAACGTTGGCAGCAACACCAACATGTCCATCAGGTCCTGCTCAGTAAGAACCTTATCTTCTTCCTCAACTACATCCTTCTTCGCAACTGCTTTAGTCATCCGTAATTTGGGCTTTTTAATTTTCTTGGTTTTGTTGGTTTTGGTGGTTTATCTGACTGTGGCTTCGTGTGTTTTGTTGGGGTGTAGGTAAAATCGTATGTAGTGGTGGTAGCTCTTCAATCTCAGATGCAATAATAGTCGGTGCAACTTTATGTGATATCAAAGCTAGCTCATCCTCAGACTCCGTAATGTCCTCGGCATCTTGCACTTCCTTAAGCCCCTTGGCTCCAAGCAAACGCTTAATCTTATCCTTAATCGCGTACTCAATCTCAACTGTAGTTCTAGCGTGGATTGTAATCTCAGTTTTCTCAGTGAACGCGCCAACATCAGACAACTTACCTAGCAGCTCTAATGCACGTAGCTCACTCTTCGCATCACCACAGTTAGAAATATCTAGTAGCTTATTAGTAACATACGTCCGAATTTGTGTGGAGTCAGTGATGATTTGCTTATCGTACTCATCAAGCAGCATTGATAGCTTACCTGCCACTCCAGCTGCATACACTTTCTCTGGCACTCTATTAGACCGCTCAGTAGCTTGTATTAATTCACGGGCGTCGTCTTCATCTTTCTTAGACAACTCAAAGGGGATACCGAGCGAGCCAAGTAGTTTAGCCGTTTCAGCGGAGGTTCGCATTGCTTCGTGCAGGTCTTTAGGCACTACATCCTTATCGTTTGTAGGCATAGGTGACTCGAAGTCAGGTGTAATTTTTATATCCATTGAGGAAACGGTACTCTTCTTTCGTTAGTGGGGGTGCGTTTCAACGTGGACAGTACATGTGTACTCTGTAAATGTCAATGGCAGAACTCAAATTTTTTATATATAGGGGGTGGGGGGTCGCGATTTGAAACAGTGACGGGGGGTGTTTCTGTATGGGTTAGTTTGGGACTGTAGGGCGAATTTTGTTGGTGTCAAAATAATAGCTCAGGATGTGTGGAACAGTGTGTATATAAAGCGTTAGGGACTCCAATCTACTCTTGAGGGGGTGGCGGTGTGGTGGGTGCGCGATA